CCGGTGTTAATGCACCGTCTGTTAAGATTAACTGCTTTTCATTGCCAGCATAAAAGTTAATTGTATCTGCTGTTTCAAAATCTATTTTAGTCTCATCATCTTCACCGATCTTTATATCAGTTGCTAACAATGAAGTAATTGTTGTTTGAGCAGCACCTAATGCAAAGTCTAATGTATTATCACCGTCTTGATAAGAAACTGTAATACCTGTTTCAGTATTGGAGCTAACCATTGCTCCAACCGTATCAGCTATGTATTCGTTTAAAGCTGTACCATCTACTGTAATTGCGTCAGCTTCTAATGTGCCGTCTATGTCTGCGTCACCACTTACATCTAAACTACCTGCATCAAGTTCTCCAGTTAATGTAATATTTCTAAAACTTGCAACATCTTTATTTGCATCTGCCGTTACAACTTTACTAGCAACTACAGTTCCTACAGATGAACCAGTATCGCTATAGTTTAATTCTGTTGCAGTAGCTGTGACACCATCTAAAATATTTAATTCAGCAGCCGTAGATGTTACACCGTCTAAAATATTTAGTTCCGCAGCAGTAGATGTAACACCGTCAAGTATATTCAATTCAGCAGCAGTAGCTGTCACACCATCAAGTATGTTTAGTTCTGAAGCAGTGGCTGTCACACCATCCATTATATTTAATTCGGCAGCAGTTGCACTAATAGCTGTACCGTTAAAGTTTATTGCGTCTGCATAAAGCGTACCATCAAAATAACCATCTTTAAATTCTAAAGAACTAGTTCCTAGATCAATATCATTGTCTGTTACAGGAACTATAGCACCATCCTGGATGCGTATTTGTTCTACAGCAGCACTAGAAACTTCTACAAAGAAACCCCAACGATTATTTGTACCATCAACAACTATTTTATTAAGAAAATCTTGATCACCAATTATTTCTATGTTACCACCTTCACCTGCTCCACCATCATGTTGATGTCCTGTTGTACCAGATGATGTATAAGAAAATGCATTTAATAATTGATTAAATTCATTATTGAACAAAGCTGCTGTAATGGTATCTCCATCAGACATTGTACTTTGTCGTGTATAGCTAGTTCCTGCCATTATTATCTCCTGCCTGAAGGTACATAATCAATGTACATTCCATTTATTGAATAAGCAGCTTTCTGATCTTTACTATAAATTCTTAAATTGGCTGCGTGTCCACTGCCTGTAACTGTTTGTCTAATCATCGGATCAGTTGATCCACCAAATTGTGATGTTGCAAATATACCACTACCAAATACAGAAGGCAGTAAAATATTTTCAATTGCTACTTCAGTAGGTTGAGGTATATCTGTATCTTCGTAATCATATCTAACACGAATAGATGGTTCTATTGAACCTTCAGGAGTCATAGAAATTTTGACATACTTTAATGTTTTTCTAGTTCCTGCATCTCCAAAATCAAAATTAGGTGTTTTGTATTTAGCTTCAATATCTAAAGCTGTTCCAGCCGAATAAAATGCATTACCTGAATCATGTGTATAAACATAACCATTGTTATCACCATGATAAATTTTTTCTATACCATCAGAATTAAAACCAGAAGCTAATGCAGGAGCTTGAATTCCTACTGTTTCTGACCATTGAAATCCATTTTGTGTTAATGTACCTATTATACCTTTTGCTGTAGCTGTGCCTCCTCCAGATGTAGAATAAAATAATCTGTATTGTGCCTTAGTTCTTAAAATACAACTTGTTATATTAAAAGAATTAATACTTGCAGCAATATCAGATATAACAGATTGTATCTGTCTACTAACAGATCCTAATTCAACGTCACCAATTCGTGCTGTACCTGCAACGCTACGAATACCGTCTGGTGCTAAAAAGACTAGATCACCTCCTATTTCTTGGATACTAAAATGACTTAAACAACCTACATTTTTTGCTACTGGCGTTATTGCAATTGTACTACTATTGTTTATGTTTGATAGTTTAAAGATACTGTTTGTACAAAAAATATATAATTCGTTTCGGAAACTTTTTAAACCAACAACCTGATCTTCAAGTTGTATTGTTCCTGATCCTGTAGATGTAAAATCATCTGGATCTAATGTACCACTATAATAAATGGTATTTGCTGTTGAACTTGCTCCACCTACAACAAAATGTTTGTCATGTATTACACCTACTGTTGGGGCTACTGTGCTACTTACAGTTACTTCTTTTGCAAAATAAGTTCTACTGCCTAGACCACCTGAACCTGTCATTTTAAAATAAAAAGGTTTATTTGCTCCATCACATATGAAAACTTCTCCATATGTTGTAGCACCTTCATAAATTGAAATGGAACATTGTCCTTGTGAGGTTCGTTCATCAACAGAACGTCCTGTAAAAGTAGAGTAGTTATCTCCACCAGAATCTACACTTGCTCTATTTATTTGTAGCCATGTATCGCCATCAAGTGTAAAATAAATATTAGTTCCTGAACAAGCAATTAAACCATCGCCATAGACTGCTAAACCTAATAAACGATTAGAACTATTAGGTCGTGTATCTCCAAAAGCAGTATAACCATTTATACGCCTATATCCACCATCAGAATCAACCTCAAAGTTTTTTAATTCTGTAGCAGCACCAGGAGTAGTCAACAATTCAAACTGGTTTAAGTTTGTATTTAAACCACCTTTACAGCTAAAGCCAAATGCTTGAGACATTTAAACTAATCCGACTCTATCATCTTTCATATAATAAGGCGTAGGCGTAAGTAGATTTGATTTCATAGCTTTTAAACCATCTTTATAATCTTGTAATGCAAAAGCAGAAGCCTGATTATTTTCTTTAAACTGATGCATATAATATCTAGCTCGTGCTATTAATACTGGCTTATATAAATCTGGAAAAACTGTTGCATCTCCATGAGCATCTAGTTCTGTAGGTAAATCATATGCAAAAAACCATATACGATATACTTTGTCAGGTATTGGACTTAATCCAAATTTACGTGCATCAGGACTACGGAATACTCTTTTAGGCTCTCCTCCAGCAGCATCACCTGCATCATCAGTATTTTCTGATTTTCTGTAATAGTCTTTCCATTCTTCTGTAGTTATAAAACGTAGATTTTCAGCTAAGTAAGGAGCTGATTCACCTGATACACCTACAGTAGTTACAAGAAAATTTGACCAATCAACATAACCATAATCAGAAGTAATACTAGAACTAGCAGCTTTTAATTCATACCAACGTGTATTAGCTGTTGTTTCTACATAAACATTACCATACATAGGATCAGTAGCACCACTTTCTCCTGTTGCTAAGAAAGGCCACGAAGGTTCTTCATTAACAATATCTAAATACGCACGATTAATAGTGTCTTTTGCATGTTGCTGTACACCAATAGCAGAACCAAAGTTAGTCGAAGTTAGTACAACTTCATTAAACTCTCTTAATAATTCATTTGTTAAATTAAGAAATGTTGCCATTAGTAATCGTTATTATTAACTTTAGTATTTAAACCACCTGCTGCTTTATCACAAGCTTCGGTCATTTTAGCAATAGAGACATATCCTCCTTTTGCATAACCACCTCTGTCTTTAGCTTTCTTTGCTGCTGCTTTCCCCTCTTTAGTATAGGGATAGTGTTTACCATCAACTACTGGCATGTCGTTTCTCCTTTTTTCTAAAAATACGATCATAATTATCTTGATATTTATTTTTATCAAAACCTTTACGGAATCGACATTCTTTACTAACTAAAGTTCTTCTAAACATCATTGGATTTTCATCGCTTCCAATTTGATTTCCAGGCATCTTTTATTCCTTTTAGAGTAAAGGGGGTCAATTAGACCCCCATAGCTAAATAGCTTAGTCTATACCGTAAAAAGCGGAAACCAATGCTTCGCCACGTAGTACTTTAGCTCCATAAACATGGAGTCCTCGTACTATGTCACCAAAGCTATCGGGATCACGAATTACTTCTGAATTGGTAATCGTCTGAGCTGTTGCAGTTGAAGATATATGACCAGCAATACACTTACCAGCCGCATTGGAGGTAGATGCAATGTTGTTAGTCTTGTACATATCAAAACCACGTAGCTTTCCAGATGATACTAATCCATTACGGATAGATCCTTGACCAGCGTTATAATCTACTGACAATACCTTAGATGAACTTTGTACTAGCTGCTCATAAAACTCAGGATTAGCTAGAAACCATCGTCCTTCTTCTGGTACATTCTGCTCGTCCAACAATCTTGCCATGTGGGACATAACATCAATAGGATCATGTTCGTCAGCCGCAAAACCAATATCCAAGTTACCAGTACCATCAAAAGTACCAGAAGCTAGGTCAGTTGCATTATCAGAACCAAGTACATGATTAGGACTTGATGTAGATACACCACTAAACATGGTAGCAATTACACCTTCGTCAAATGCGTCACGCAATGCATACGCTGCTGAAGATGATGCAGTCTCACGCCAGTTTACGTGTGACATATTACTTTCAATGTCATCTACGATAAACTTGAATGCGTTAGCTGTATCAACAACTAGCGTAATTTCTTGGTCGGTCAACTTCGTAGCCGTTACATCTTGGCCTCTTTCATACTGATAAACGGTGATTGTAGGCTCTTTGATGATCTTTACAGAATCTCCAAAGTTTTTAATCTCACCAGCATAGTCAGTATTAGTAATAGCTTCACATACTGAAGACTTTCTGAAAAAGTTAAGTACCTTTTTCGAGTAGACCGCAGGTAGGAAGAACGAGTTAGTTTGACCTGAGACAGAGTTCGCAAAGTTCGCATTAGTATCCGTACTCGGCTCAAAATATTGATCGGATTGGTTATAAGCCATTATTCAGACTCCTCTAAAAAATAAAAGACAATTTATCGCACTCTGCCTTCCTGAATAGCTCGATCAATTTCTTGTTCGTTTCTATCATATTCAGCCATAGACATCTGTGCAATTTCCCTCTGCGTCCATATTTTTTCAGGCTGTGCAGCCTCTATAGTTGTCGTTTTTGTTGACACCATATCTGCGGCAGTTGCCTGTTTTGCAGGACGCTTCGATGATTTAGACGGAACATTAATATGAAGACCTTTTTCCATTTTATAAAGATCAATAGCTCTACTAGCTAGTCCAGCATTATCTGGATTTGCATAGATCCAATCTTGTATATCTTCTGGTTGAAGTTTTGCCCACTCGTGAAATTCTTCATCACTTCGAATTTCTTCAAAGTCAGGATGTCGTTTTTGCAACTCTGCTATAGCTTCACGCTGTAGAATTTCTTGCTCACGTTGTTGCAACATATTTACCTGATTCTGAAGTTGTTCTACTTGTTCTGAACTTCTAGAATGTGCAATAGTTTCTACCGTATCATACAGATCTGGATACTGTTGTTTAAACTGTTCTAGTTCTTCTGGAGATCTAGGAGCTTTATACACTGGCTGATTTGAAGCCAATAGTTCTTGCTCACGTTGTTTAAACTCAGCAATTTTACTATCGTGATGACGCTTTAAGTCATCATATCTTTTTTTATAGTTGGTTCTTTTTTGTTTTGGTTTTTCTATTTCTTCAGGGGCTTCATCTGAGGTGGCCTGAGGTTTTTCAAAAAAGAGTCCATTAGCATCCTCTTTGCTACTTTCAATTGGTGTGTGCCAATCTTTTTTAGCATTGTAAGGATTTGCTTTAGGTTCTTCTACTATTTCTTCTGCTTCCATCATCATTACTCCATTCGGGGGCTTGTCGTTGTAAGGTAGCCTTAAAACTAAGGGGCTTATACTACAAGGTAGCCTAAAGGGTTAAAATGTAATAGGGGGCTGATATACTCAGGTAGCCCTATTGTACTCCTATAATACTTGGCATACGGTTAGCATACATCATTTGTTTATTGAGTTCTGCTTGCTGTCGTTGAGTACCATACATAGGCTTTTCATCCTGTAAAGGAGCTAACTCCTTAACAGCACCACCTAATACTGTATCATCTACAGCACCACCAAGTGCATATTTTTGCAACCCACCATCGTATGCACGTTCTGCGTCATCCATCATTGTTTGCAGATTGTCAGCACCGATTTGATCTGTTGCTTTTTTGGTGAAAACAAATTCACCGTCCGATAACCTTGCAGGTATCGAATCTGAGACACCAGTACCGGGGCCGTCTACTTCCCCTGCACCAGTAAATTCTGAAGCAGTTAATACTAATTTATCAATAATACTGCTTAATCGTGGATCAGCTTCTAAACTTTCCATTAAATATTGTTGTTCTTCTTCTGATAAAGCTTGTGAAAGAATATGATCTAAATAATTATCTTCCATTTCATCGTCTGGAAGTTGTGAAGCTTCTGCTTCTGCCATTTCTTCTGGAGGTATATTTGGATATGTATCTACAGGAACTTCTTCTTCTTCTGCCATAAGTTCAGGAGGCATAGCCATACCACCTTCTTGTTTTTTAATATACCCACCATCTCTTTCTATTTGTGGTGTAGAATCTACAGAGCGACCATCTTCTCTATATTTAGGTTCTCTTTTCTTTAATGTCCATGTGTTTTCATCAACTGGATAAATCTCTGCTGAATCTTTACTAATTCGTTTTGCAAGCCATTGACCGTCTTTTTCTTGTAAATCAAATCCTTGCCGTTTAAGATCTCTCCAATTGCTAAATTGTTCCATACGTATTGCTTCATCCATTTTATATCGACCATCTTTTTGACGTTGTCTAGTATAAAAAGGAGGTTGTGCTATACCAAGTTCTTGTGGAGTTTCTCTTAATGGAGGTTGTGAAGGTTTTCTTGATGGAGGATTAACTGAATCTAAATAGTTTTGTCGGGTATCTACATTACCTCCTTCGTTCATATTTAACTGTGACTGCTCTAATGCTTGCTGACCCTCAGTAGTAGTTATGTAATCCATTGTTTTAATATTTTCAACAGATAATGGTGGTTCAAGTAAATTTGGTTTTTTAGGATTAGCTCCTTGAGTTCCTATATTTTTAGCCATACTAGCTAATTCTCCACCAAGAAATTTTTCAGATCTTTTAGCTTCGGCATCTAAAGATCTGATATAAGATTCAGCATGTGATCCAAGTTCACCTTTTCTGGCTGAATTTAGATAATCAGTTGCTTGTTGCCTTATGTCCTTATTTCTATTAGTTTCTCTTATTAGAGCACCCTCAATTTCTTGTTCTATAAATCGTCTAGCTTCTCTTTCATTTTTAGACATATTTACTGGATCACCAAATCCTAAAGGTAATCCACCTTCAGCTTTACCTTCACGTTTATCACCATCATTATAAATGTTGACTTCTACAGAAGGGCCAGACTCAGGTATAGCCATCATTAAACTATCTATTTTTTTAGATTTTTTTGCCATAAGAATTAATCCGTATTATTTTTAGTTGCGTTAACGCTATCCCTCAACTGCTCTAGGCGTACCAGCAAATTCACCTTCCCCTGGCTGCGGAATATTTCCTGTTCCGATGTTGCCCCCACCAGTGCCTGTAACTCCAAGGTTTTGAGGTGGAGTAGGTGTTCCAGGAGGGCTTCCCATACCGGGGGGTTGTTGACCAGGGGTAGCAGTTTCTTGGCCTGTTGGTTGTCCAGCATTTTGCATTCCTATTATCTGAGCCATCAATGCTGCTTCTTCTGGATCATTCAAGATCTCATCAGGATCTAGATCAAGACTATAAGCAAGTTCACTGATTAGCTTATTCACTTTAACAAACGGAGCAATAGCTGGATTTTGTACAGTCTGTAAGAAAGTAGTTAATCTCTGACTCCGTACTTCTTTTTGCATTAAACTGTTTGTACCTGTAGCTTTAACTTCAAGATCTCCTTCTACACCTATATCTTTTTCAAGAAACTGCATATTCCATTGAAAGTATGCTTCACCTAAAGGCTTTAAAAGAAAATCATCAAGATTTTTTACAACTGTTTTAATATTAAGACTTGCAGCACCTAATAGCATAGACATACCAGAAGCAGTTCTTGTCATGCTTTGAATACCTGTTTGTCCATGTGAATAACTAGGTATACCTGTTTGTTCATCTGCAAGCTGTCTAAACCTGTCAAACATCATCATATTTTCATTAGAGGTATTAGGGAACTTGAGGCCATTGATTGCCGTACCGGGCATTCCAGCTTGTCTACGAAAAATTTTACCGGGGTATATTTCCATAGACTGTCCCCCTACAAGAGCAGATTCATCCACATCAAAGACCAGTGAGCCTGATAAGGCCAGATTATCTATAGCCATTCTAGCGTGACCATTCATAATCTTTTGTGAATCATCCATATTTTCTGCCACACCAATCCCAAAGAAACTATAGGGGTTACGTTCATAAGAGAACGCATGGTATGGAATACGATGGGGTGTGAAAGGATTTATAACAGTTCTTAATAATTTTCCATTACAAACCCATGCATTAATTTGCACTTCAGATAGCTCATCTACATCATCAGGTAAGTCCATATCAACTTCACGAGCATATTCTGCATCCATAATACCCCAATACTCTAATACCTCAAACTGTCCTAAACTTTGTTCATTTGTACGTGCATCATCTTTAAGTTCTGTTTCATAATCTTTTTCTTCGTAATTTGGCCCCATCATTAAACAATCACGAATTGCCTCTTCATCAAAATAAGGCATACGCTTTAAAGCTCTAAATTGAGAACGATTTAATTTATGGCGATGCACAACAAATTCACATTCATCTATTGTTGTAGCTGCTGGATCTGGAAAAAAATCCCAAATAGAAACAAATTCTATACGTGGTACTCGTACTTCAACAGGATCATAAGTACGTTCACCATCTTCAGAACGTGTCCATCGGTTTAAAGTTTTATTAAAGTTAAATGGGCCTTTGACAATACCTGTGCCAAATAGAGAAGATTCAAAGAGAGCGTTACGAATTTCACTTGATCCATTAGACTCTTCAATCTGATCATGGATTAGTTTTTCCATTCGTCTGGAAATCATTTCAGCAGGACTAATTTCAACAACATCAGGGATAGGAGATAATCCTTCAGCTAACATATCTTTCTTTTCAGCTTCTTGTTCTATAAATGTAACATTATTAAAAGTTGAACCAGAAGCTAAAGTTTTTCCATCTCCTTTATATCCTACATCAAAAGGTTTAGGAGTCTCTTCAGGCTGAATAGCTTCATCAACAGGTGTTGTTTCCAGACCAGGATTTGGATTATTTCTATCTAAGTGAGCAAATTCTTGTACACCTTCAGGTAGTTTAGTATGTGTTATACCAATAGGAAATTTACCTGTACCAAATATAACATCTACTAACTGTCCAAAAGCAGCAAGTACTTTAGTCTTTGTAACTTTAATAAAAACTCTAGACTTTTCAGATTCTCTAAAACGTACATTTTTAGGATATAGCCCACGATAATTATGATAAGATGTAATCCACCTACGCTCATCATTTTCTCTAACGTACATTGCATTTTCATATCTAGATTCAATAAGACCAACTAAGTTAGATTTTACTTGTGCCGTAAGATTAAGATCTTTACCATGTTCGCCTTCTACATCGTTATAAAAGACGGAATCGGCTGTATTTTCTAAGAAAGTATCTTCAGGCATCAGTTAACGCCTTGGCTTTTTTTGACATACGAAAAGCATGATTTGTTAATCCATAAGCAATACTATCTATGCCCATACCAAGTTTTTCTACTAAATTAGCATATTGTTTAATACACCAAGCTATAATTTTTTTCATATAAGTCCTATGATTGAATAGGCTAGTGAAAACGTAACAACTAGACTAATTATAATTATTCCAAATGTATTGAACGGCCTAAAAACTTTATCTTTAGGCCGTAAAGATTCATAAAGGGCAACTAAGTACCCCACCATTAATCAGGCAATACACCAAGATGTAAGAACTCTACTAAGTATGTAACTGTTGTAGCTGCTGTAGCTAGATCATTTGCCAAAGGCTTTAATCGTGCATATAAAGTTCTAGCAGAAGCTGTATACAAAGTTCCTGCAATTACAATTGCTTCAGACGTTGCAGGGCCACCAACTACACCAGCAGTAACGCTAGTACTAACAAAAGCGTTAGCTCCATGACCATGTGAATTTTGAATAATATACAATGGTGCATTAGCTGACCATGTTACGGCTGAACCACCATCATCAAGAATAGCTTCTTCATCAATGATCTGTCCACCACCTGCGGCAGTACCTAAATCAAAATCTACATCATCTCCTGATGCTCCAGCAGTAACAATGTTACCAGCAGGTATCGCAATCAAGTTCCGAATAATTGTGTCAGCAGGTTGTGTGAACGATACATCATACGTTGCATCTGCTGTTACTGCTATTGTTCCTGTTGTTGCAGAAGTCCAAGATGTTACAACATTATCGGACAATCTTCTAACATCATGGATACTAGCTGTACTTCTTCCTGAATCCCTAATACTTACTACTGGATTTGCCATATGTATTCTCCTACATAATAATTTTAGTAACCAAACTCACTATCGGAAGGTTGGTATGAATTTTCTCTTCGTAAATTTCTTAGTTGTGCATATGTATCTACTACTCGTGGTCTTGACATGATCAAATAACGCAAAGCATCATACGCATGATCAGGCGCATGAGTGTCTACGTCTTCTGGATTATTCTTACTTAAAGGAATACTTTGAAGCTCACGTATCAGGTTAGGACATGTATTAAAAATTTGTAAGCGTGGCCTTCCGTTTTGTTGCACTTTCAAGTATTCGTGAATCTGGATTTTTCCCTGTATCCTATTTTTATCAGCAGGTCGTAGCTTGTGGCCTGATCGGACTAGAGACTCTCCGACTGTTGGGCCAGTAGTACCTGTTCTAGCCCACGCTGCTGTGTCTAATACTCCAGAAATGGACACAGGATCTTCCAGCTCCATATTTGTTATTATAGTCCCTAAATCGGCTCCTGTCAAGCCTTTACGGTACAATTCTCGATAAATTATTAAGGTTCCATCGTTAGCGTCTATTGTAGCCCATATACAAGCACTCTCAGAAGCATATCCATAGTCAATACCTTTGATGCGTTGCCAATGTACTGGTACTTCAAATGGAGTTATAATATGAATATCTGGATCAAATTCAGCAAAGGCTGCTCCTTCGGTAATATCCCAATTGCCTTCCAAGAGCTGTTTACGTTGTACAGGTGGTAAAGACTGTAACATCTGTTCATATCTACCATCATGTGCTAAGTAAGGATTATCTTCTAATCTGGCTGGTATAAACTTTCTTGTTAAGCCATCCTCACCTTTAAAGGATTCATTAGGAGGATAGGGAGTAACATAGCGTTTCTTAACCCAATGTGCGCCTACACCTCCTGGGTTAGCAGTACAACGTAGATAAGGAATA